CCTTAATTCTACATTAGTGCAGAAGTGGCAGCCGATTTTAGAGCATGCTGATCTTCCTCAGATTAGTGACTCTCATCGTCAAGCCGTTACTGCGCAACTTTTAGAAAATACTGAAATCGCTTTACGCGAAGGAAGTACATTCTCAACTCAGAGACTTCTGGGTGAAGCTACTCATACACCTACAAATGCTACTGGTGCAGATGTTGACAATTACGATCCGGTTTTAATTAGCCTCGTAAGAAGAGCAATGCCTAACCTTGTTGCATATGATATGTGTGGAGTTCAACCTATGTCTGGCCCTACTGGTCTTATTTTCGCAATGAGATCTAAGTACTCAAGTCAGGCTAATTCTGCTACTGAAGCATTTTATAACGAAGCTGACACTGCATTCTCAACAGTATCTGGTTCTGCTAACACACTTGGTGACAAGCACGTTGGTACAGTACCTGCATCTGCTAACAATGCTGAAGCTGGCTCTTATAACTTTGCTGACGCAATGTCAACTAACCAAGCTGAAGCTTTAGGTCATGCATCTAACGTTGCATTCCCTGAAATGGCTTTCTCAATTGAGAAGGTAAGTGTTGAAGCTGGTTCAAGAGCATTGAAAGCTGAATACACAATGGAGCTTGCTCAAGATCTTAAAGCCATTCATGGTTTAGATGCTGAGACAGAGCTTTCAAACATTCTGTCATCTGAAATTCTTGCTGAAATCAACAGAGAAGTAATTAGAACAATTAACGTTGTTGCTAAGCAAGGTGCACAGACTGACGTCACAACAGCTGGTACTTTTGACCTTGACACCGATTCAAACGGTAGATGGTCAGTTGAAAAGTTCAAAGGCTTGATGTTCCAAATCGAAAGAGATGCTAACCAAATCGCAAAAGACACAAGAAGAGGAAAAGGTAATATCCTTATCTGTTCTTCAGACGTAGCTTCTGCTTTACAAATGGCTGGCGTTCTTGATTACACACCTGCCCTGAACTCTAACAACCTCCAGGTTGATGACACAGGTAACACATTTGCTGGTGTTCTTAATGGTAGATACAGAGTATACATCGATCCGTATACAACTGGTAACTACTACACTCTCGGCTATAAAGGTTCTAGCGCATTTGATGCTGGTCTTTTCTACTGCCCATATGTACCTTTACAGATGGTCAGAGCCGTTGGTGAGGACACTTTCCAGCCTAAGATTGGTTTCAAAACCCGTTACGGTATTGTAGCTAATCCTTTCGCTGAAGGTGCAACTGCCGGTCTTGGTGCGTTAACTAAAGACTCTAACGTATACTACAGAAGAGTACTTGTTAGCAACATCATGTAATTAATAACAATAATAATATTGTTTTGGGGGGGACTTAGGTCCCCTCTTTTTTTGGCTGCTAAATAATATCGTGCAATAACGCACAACACACACACAGGAGAATATTATGTCAAGTGTAAATAAATCCGGCTTTGAAATCAGAGCAGACCTATTATCCCTAGCAGAGGGAATCCTAATCAACAATATCGAGAATGAGAGGCAGACCATATATATGTGGAATGAGAATCATCCGGAGTCTAAAAAGGAAGTGCCTTTAAGGACTGTTGAACCACAAGACGTTATATCTGTAGCAAAGCAGTTTAACGAATTTGTAACCGAGAAATAAGCTCAGAGGGGCTTTTATAGCCCCTCGTTTTTTGGCTGCTAAATATATACATGCAAGCGTTTATCGAATGGGTTAAAAAATTATTTCTAGAAGAGTGGGAGCTCACTATATTCTTTCCTGCTGAAACTAGAGTATTAGCTGACGGTACGAGAGTAGAGTCAGTTAAACCAAAGACTTATAGAGCTAAACAAATTAAGAAGTGTTCTGAGAAACACTTTAAGTTTGTTGATACAAATGGCACATTGCATGAAATTAAAGTCGTACATCCTGTCGGCTTTGATCTTAAGAAGGTATACTAATGGCAGTTACTAATAACACACCTAATAATATTAACTTTGCTTCACCATTAAAGTTTGGTTTCCAAGTAAAGAAGCTTCCTAATATTAACTTTTTCTGTCAAGCAGTTACAATGCCAGGTATGTCTGTACAAGCTTTTCAGTCACCAACACCTTTTGTTAAGCTACCTGTTCCTGGTGATCATGTAGACTTTCAAGAGCTTATCCTTACCTTTAGAGTAGATGAAGATATGAAAAACTATCTTGAGATATTCAATTGGTTAATGGCTCTAGGGTTTCCAGAAAATTTTGATCAGTATAAGACCTTAGCTGATAAAGATAAAAGGTTAAATCCTCTAGCGTCAGGAGAGGATGGTATCTATAGTGATGCTAATCTAATCATTCAGAACAGTGCTGCTGTAGGTAATCTAAGAGTTGACTTTGTTAACTTGTTTCCGGTCTCGTTATCAGAGCTACAATTTGATACTAGACAAACAGATGTTGAATACCTAGAATGTATTGCCAGCTTTGCTTTTGAGAGATTCTCTATTACTACTAAATTGTAGTTGCAATTCTAGTTAAAAGTTACTATAATTATTAATGTGATTATGAAGATATACTATGGATGTAATATATGCAGTTAGATGATATACTAAGTGAATGGCGTAAAGACGCTGAAATTGATCGTACTGAGCTCGGCGAAGAAGCTCTAAAAATTCCTCAACTTCATTCCAAGTACTATAATATTTATAGCAAAGAGAGGCTGCAGTTACGCAGGCTAGAGTCTGAACTTAAGGTTTTGCAGAAGCTTAAATATGAGTACTATGGTGGTACACTTGATTATGAAGAGCTTAAAGAGCAAGGATGGGAACCTAACAATCTAAAAATACTGAGAGCAGATATTCCTCAGTATGTTGATTCTGATAAAGAGGTTATTGAGCATACTCTTAAGGTGGCCTATCAGAAAGAAAAGGTAGAATTTCTAGATAATGCTATTCGTTCTCTCAATTCTAGAGGGTTCAATATCAAAGCAGCTATCGATTGGGAGAAATTCAAAATGGGTGTTTAGTGGAAAAACTAATAGTTGAGAAGGTCAACGAAGTATATATTAAAGTTTTTAGTGAACCAGGAGTAAGGTATGAGTTACAAGACTACTTTACCTTTACTGTACCTGGTGCACGATTCATGCCGCAAGTACGTAATAGATACTGGGACGGTAAAATAAGATTGTTTAATCTAGCAACTCAGCAGATATACGCTGGGCTGCTTCCTTATATTCGTAAGTTCGCATATGATAGAGGATACGAAGTAGAAGTATCCGAAGATTTATTTGATGATGAATACTCTTTACACGAAGCTGAAGTCTTTGCTAAAGATGTATTAAGTCAATTTACTGCAAGAGACTATCAGTTAGAAGCTTTTGCACATGCAATAAGAACAAAGCGTGCACTACTTCTATCTCCTACTGCTTCTGGTAAATCATTAATCATATACTTATTAGCAAGATATATGAATGATCTAGATAGAAAGGTGTTAGTAGTTGTACCCACAACATCTCTTGTATATCAAATGCAATCTGACTTTGAGTCATATGGATATAAAGATGGTGTAAGAGTAATTGACGGTACACAAAACAAGTCATGGCGTGAAGATATAGATGAAAATATTGTAGTTACTACATGGCAATCAATCTATAAAATGCCGAAGCCGTGGTTTAATCAATTTGGTGCTGTAATGGGTGATGAAGCTCATAACTTCAAATCTAAATCTCTAACTACTCTAATGAGTAAACTTGAATCTTGTCCATATAGATACGGTTTTACAGGTACATTAGATGGTACACAAACACATAAGCTTGTATTAGAAGGCTTATTTGGTGCAGTTAAGAAAGTAACAACAACTGCAGAATTAATTGAACAGGGTACTCTAGCTGACCTAAATATTAAATGTCTAGTGCTAAAGTATCCTCCAACGATTTGTGAGGAACACAAGAAAGATAACTATACAGATGAACTAGATCATATTGTAACTAATCCTAATAGGAATAAGTTTATACATAATCTAGTGTTATCTCTTAAAGGTAATACTCTAGTCCTTTTCCAATACGTTGAAAAACATGGCAAAGTATTATATAATAATATTATTAATGAAGAACTCAAAGGTCGTCAATGTCATTACGTAAGTGGTGAAGTTAAAGGCGAAGCGAGAGAAGACATTAGAGGTATCGTAGAGAAAGCAAAGAATGATATCATTGTAGCTTCATACGGTACTTTTAGTACAGGCATTAATATAGTGAACTTAGATAATGTTGTATTCGTAAGTCCTAGTAAATCTAGAATCAGAGTACTGCAATCTATAGGAAGAGGTCTACGTAAGGGTAGTAAGAAATCAACTGCTACGCTATATGATATAGCTGATGATCTTACTTGGAAGTCTAGAAAGAATTATACACTACAGCATTTTGCTGAAAGAGTAAAATACTATAATGATGAAAAGTTTGATTATAAGATATATCAGGTAAATTTAAATGGCTAGTTTTGTAAGACTAATAGATGGAACAGTAGGTATCGGTGAAATCGAATCTTATGATGAGAGTCTACTTACAGTAGTTAACTTTGTTGAGTTTGAGACTTGGCCAAGTGACTATATTGAACAACGTTATACCTTCAAAGGGATGTATTATCCTTTTAGCCCTCTTGATCCTATAAGAGTTACTATACCCTCAATGCATGTACTGAGCGTAAATGATGATGTAGATAACCATCTACTCACACAATATAACCAGTATGTCGTTCAATGGTTTACTGCTCGAGAAAATATGAAAGAGCCGTCATCCAAAGAAGACAGAAAAAGATCAACGGAGGAAATGCGTAACTTAATAGATGCTCTCGGAGAATATATGTCTGAGACAGCTAATAATACGATACATTAATTATGGGTAAACACTATGTTGACAACAAGCGACTATATGCTGTGCTTGTTGAATATAAGAAAGACCGTCTAGCAGCAGAAAAGAAAGATAAACCAGCACCACCTATTCCTGAATATGTAGGTGAGTGTCTTTTACAAATAGCTAATAGGCTATCTTATAAACCAAATTTTGCGAACTATATGTTCCGGGAGGAGATGGTAGGTGATGGAATCGAAAACTGCATCAATTATCTTAACAACTTTAATCCTGACAAATCTACTAACCCATTCGCCTACTTCACACAAATCATATATTATGCGTTCCTTAGGCGGATCGATCGTGAGAAACGTCAGCTATTCGTAAAGCATAAAACATTAGAAAATAGTATGCTTATGGATGAATTAGCTACTCAAGGTGAACATGCTGAAGGTCAAGGCGACGTTTATGTTAATCTTGAATCTGAATATATGAAGACGTTTGTTGAATCATTCGAAGCTAAAGTAGAAGAAAGAAAACAAAAAAGAATAGCTAAGCGAAAAGCCGAAACAGGCGTTGAAAAATTTTATAGTCGAGTTGATGATGAAGATAGCTCTAGTAACTGATATTCATTTCGGTGCAAGAAACGATAATAGAAAAATAGCAGACTTTCAAGAAAAGTTTTTTGCTGATATTTTCTTCCCCTATTTAAAAGAACATAATATAGATACAGTAGTTGATCTAGGCGATACATTTGATAGAAGAAAGTTTATTAACTTTGTATCATTAGATAGAGCTAAAAAGATGTTCTTTGATCCTCTTGCTAAAGAAGATATTACTTTATATGCTCTAGTAGGTAATCATGATTCTTTCTATAAGAATACATTAGAAGTTAACTCTATGGACCTATTAGCTAGCTCTTATAAGAATGTTAAAACTATTAACACACCTCAGCTAGTTGCTTTTGATGACCTTCCAATTGTAATGTTACCTTGGATATGTGATGAGAATAAAGAGCAGGTTGATAAGTTAGTACAAGAAACATCCTCACAAGTTTTATTTGGTCATCTGGAATTATCTGGATATCAAATGTATAAAGGTCAAGCTATTAATCATGGAATGGATGATAAGTGGCTTAAGAAGTTTGATATGGTATGTACTGGTCATTATCATACAAGATCTACAAAGGGCAATATTACGTATCTAGGATGCCCATATGAAATGACTTGGTCTGATTATAACGACCCAAAAGGATTTCATATTTTTGATACGGAAACCAGAGAGTTAGAGTTTATTAAGAACCCTTATACTCTATTTCAGAAGATTCATTACGATGATTCAGACAAAGTTATCACTGATATCTTAGAAATGGACTTCGAACAATATAGAAATAATTATATCAAAGTAATAATTAAGAACAAAACTAATCCTTATTGGTTTGATATCTTTATTGAAAACTTAGAAAGAGTAGAACCCATTCACGTACAGGTAGTAGAAGATCATTTGAATCTTGACTTAGAAGATGATCAAGATCTTATTCAAGAAGCAGAAGATACTCTAACTATCCTAAATAATTATGTTGAACAACTCGAGTCTGTTACAGATAAAAATTCTGTTAACAGGGTTGTACGTGAATTATATTCAGAGGCAATGTCATTATCATGAGAAAGAAAATTATACTTACAGGCGGCGATGGATTTATTGGAGGTTATTTCAAAGAGAACTATCAAGATGTTTTTGAAATAGACGCTTATCCATCTGATATTAGAGACTTTGATGTCAATATGTATGATGGATATGATTTCTGCGTCCACTTAGCTGGACTAGCAGGTGTCAGACTATCACATCAAATTCCAGAAGAGTTCTGGGATCATAATGTTAACGGATCTCAACAAGTTTTTAGATCTTGTAGAGTGGCTAAAGTGCCGGTAATATATGCTTCATCATCCTCTGTTTATGAATGGTGGTTATCACCATATGCTACAACTAAAAAGGTTGTAGAAGAGATTGCATCTCCGCAATCACTCGGACTTAGATTCCATACAGTGTACGGTCCTAATTCAAGAACGGACATGCTGTATGATAAGTTACTTAAGAAAGATTCGAAAGTAAAATACTTAACTAATCACACAAGAGATTACACTCATGTAGAAGATGTTTGTAATGCTATTGCCTTATGCATCAAAAACTATTATAATATAGACGAACCAGTAATAGATGTTGGTGCTGGCACACCTGTTAAAATCACTGATGTGGCTGATAAGGTGTGGCCCGGGCACAACCTGCCTCTTAAAGAAGTAGAAGGAGAGCGAGAACATACTTGCGCTGATCCAACTGTGCTCAAAAGAATAGGATGGTATCCAATGCATAACATCCTTGAAGATGAGAAAAAGAAACTAACTGTATGATCGTATTTAAATCGCTGAAGTGGAAGAACTTCTTATCCACAGGGAATTCCTATACGGAGATTTTCTTGGATAAAAACCAATCAACATTAGTTGTTGGTGATAATGGTGCAGGCAAGTCTACTTTTTTAGACGCTTTATCATATACCTTATATGGTAAGCCGTTTAGGAAAATAAACAAGCCTCAACTAATTAACTCAATTAATAAGAAAGACCTAAAAGCTGAAGTACACTTTACTGTAGGAAAGCATAGCTATGTTATTAAGAGAGGTATGAAACCTACCTTATTTGAAATATGGCAAAACGGGGAACTAATTAATCAAGATGCAGCTGCTAGAGACTATCAAGACTATCTAGAGAAGCATATTCTTAAACTTAATCATAAATCCTTTTCGCAAATTGTTGTATTAGGATCATCTACATTTGTACCTTTTATGCAATTATCATCAATGCATAGAAGAGAAGTTATTGAAGATCTATTAGACTTACAAATATTCTCTATTATGAATAACCTACTAAAAGATAAAGTTAGTGAGAATGATGAGCTAATTAGAGATGTTGACTATAACATTAGACTACTCAATGAAAAGATCGAACTAGTGCGCGAGCACATTGAGAGCTTAGCAGCTGATAATGCTAAAAAGATCAAAGAACATAAAGTAAAGATTAGCGAGAACAATGGAGAGATCAAAGCTCTCCAAGGGAGAACAAAGGAAATAACTAAAGAGATAGAAGACTTACAGTCTACTATATCTAACCTCTCTGCATTGAAGACTAAGTATGAGCAATATAAAGAGATCGGTATTAAGTTAAGTAATAAAATGAAAGACTATACTGATGATATTGCATTCTTTGAGAACCATGATAATTGTCCTACATGTACTCAAAGTATCGATGAAACATTTAAGTGTGATACTATTGAGCATAGACAAAATAAAATGAATGAGACAGAAAGTGGACTGCAACAGCTTCAAGAAGAGATGGTTAAGGTTAATAATGAGATTGAATCTATTACTAAGACTCAAGAACAAATATCTGTACTGCAGAGCTCAGTAACAGAAAAGAACTGGCAAGTATCTACTCTTGCTAACACTAACGCAACATTAAATGATGATATTGAAAAGCTGTCTAATGTTAAGAAGTCTAAGACTAAAGAGATAAAGCAGTTAGAAAAATTTGAGAAAGACGCTGAGTCATCACAGCTAAAGAAAATTGATCTTGTTAATGATAGAAATACACTTAACATTGTTTCTTTTATATTGAAAGATACTGGTATTAAGACTAGAATAATTAAACAGTATATTCCTATCATGAATAAACTGATCAACAAGTATCTTGCAGCAATGGATTTCTTTGTACAGTTTGAGCTAGATGAATCATTTAATGAAACTATAAAGTCAAGATATAGAGATGAGTTCTCTTATGCTTCTTTCTCAGAAGGAGAGAAGATGAGAATTGACTTATCATTATTGTTTACTTGGAGAGCAATATCCAAGATTAGAAACTCAGCATCAACCAATCTTCTTATTATGGACGAAGTGTTTGACTCATCTCTCGACTCACAAGGAACAGATGAGTTCCTAAAAATCCTAAATGAGTTGACTTCTGATACAAATGTCTTTATAATAAGTCATAAGGGCGACCAACTTTTTGATAAGTTTGCAAATATTATTAAGTTTGAAAAGTATAAATCGTTTTCAAGGATAGCAGCATAATGAAAGATTTTATTCCATTCGGTGATCATAACGATATGTTACGGCAAGAGATGCCAGCATTCAATTTTAAAGATCCAGAGAATGATGCACCTAAGCTAGCTATTCATCTTATTGACGAGATGAAGAAGCATAATGGTATTGGTCTAGCTGCTAATCAAATAGGTATCAAGACTAGAGTATTTTGTATGTACTCTGATCCTCCAATGGTATGTTTTAATCCTAAGATTACTTCATACGGCGATGAGGAAGTTTGGCTTGATGAAGGTTGTCTATCTTATCCTGGGGTGGTTTGCAAAGTAAAACGCCCTAAAAATATAAGAGCAAGATTTCAAGATCCATACGGTAATGTAGTGGTGAAAAAATTTACCGGTATGGCAGCACGTGTGTTTCAACATGAGCTTGATCACTTAGACGGTATTGAATATTTTCAAAGAGCAAATCCTATTCATAAGGATAGGTTCAAAAGAAAATGGAAAAAAGTCTATAGAACAATCAGGAACAAAGCGAAGCAAGCTAAATAATGGGACAGTTGTGCCCTTCCACAACTTAAACAAAACTAGGAGATATAATGTCTAAAAAAGCAAAGGAGTATTTCTACTCCGAAATTTTCGATTCTATTCAAGGCGAAGGTCATTATACCGGACGCCCTACTGCATGGCTTAGATTCTTTCTATGCAATCTTCAGTGCAATGGTTTCGGTCAAGAAGATCCAACCAATCCAGACACTTATATTCTCCCATACGAAGACTTCGATGAAAATAAAATTGACGTCGTAGAGGATCTTCCTGTATGGGAGTATGGGTGTGACTCATCTTATTCTTGGTCTAAGAAGTTTAAGAAGTTTCAACACAGAAATACAGCAGAACAAATAGCTGATAAAGTGCAAGCTGAGTTTACTAATAATCACAACGAAGGTAAGTGGTTAGAACGTCATATGTGCTTTACTGGTGGTGAGCCTCTTATGAAACATGCTCAAGAATGTTCAGTTGATATGATGAAGTATTGGATTAATAACCGTGACTATCCGAAGTATGTAACATATGAAACTAATGGGACGCAAGAGCTGTCTCAAGAGTTTGTTGACTTTTGGTCAGAGTACAGAGATGTTTGGGGAGGTGAATTATTCTTCTCTGTGTCACCGAAACTATGGAACACTGCTGGAGAAAAATCTAAACGTGCTATTAAACCTGATACTATTCAGCAATATCATCAACTATTAGGTCCAGGACAACTCAAGTTTGTAGTTAACGGTACAAACGAATCATGGGAAGAAATGGAAGATGTAGTTGAAGAGCTTAGATTTCGTGGTGTAGATTGGCCTGTATGGATTATGCCTGTAGGTGCTACATGCGAAGGACAAGAAAAAGTAGCTGCTGATGTAGCTAAGGAAGCCTTCGAAAGAGGGTATAATGTGAGTGCGAGAGTACACACATATTTGTGGGGTAATGTCATAGGTGTCTAGTCCAATTTATACTAAGAGCCGAATTGTTACAGATCGTGATCTCGCGATGTTAAACAAAATATATGATCAGATGAACTCGCAAAGAGTTAAGAGGTTGTATAATCTTTTTTATGTTGAAAGGCGTGAACTATGGCCTGAATATGTTAAAGAAGAAGATAAAACATGGTGGGACAGTTTTACTGCAAGAATGGAAGCAGCAACAGGTCTGAGAACATACGCTCATTACTTTTTGGAATACACACCAGGATCTTTTTGTAGAAAGCATTCTGATAATGCAGCAGAGATTGGCCATACTTTGGTTACTTTGATTGACAAATCAGATGATTTAGATGGAGGTGAGTCATTAGGATTCCTTCCTCACTTCAAAAAAGACTATCACCCGTTTGACGTTAACCGGTATAAAGAAGGTGATGATGAGAACGTTGGTAATACTATTATGCCAGTCGTTATGCATCAAAAGATCGGAGAGTCACTCAGCTATGATAATAATTTTCAACACGGTGTTTCTTTAGTTAATAAAGGAAGACGTAGAGTATTAATATCATGGTTTAAGAGAGAGGACTTCGATAAGGATAATGAAATAAAATATGAAAAACCAGATTAATTATACAGTTGAGGACTTCGAAGAAGGAGTTCTATCGATTTATAAAAACATTCAAGCTGTAGGTAATCCATTTAATCGTATTGTTGGAATCGCAAGAGGTGGCCTTTTCTTAGCAAATAGACTATCATATATGCTAGATGTTCCAATGACACCTTTATCATGGTCTCTCAGAGACGGTGATGAAAGAGAGAGTAATGTTTGGATACCTGAAGCAATTCAACAAGGTGAGAATGTTTTGATTGTAGATGATATTATTGATTCCGGCGACACTTTAAGATCTATACTTAAAGACTGGAATGGTAATATTGTAGAAGATTTAAGAATGGACAATGTTTCAATTGCTACTTGCTTTTGGAATATTGCGCAGGAAACAACACCTGACTTCTTTCATAAAACTATTGATAGAAATGAAAGTGATAGTTGGGTTGAATTTTGGTGGGAGAAAAAATAATGCACTATTCAACTAAAACATACGGACACAACATCGGACTATCCGCGGTGTTCCGTCAACCTAAAGCAACTCATTCGCATTGTCATTTATTGCATGGATATAGTCTAGGCTTTAAATTTGTATTCGGATGCACTGAGTTGGATGATAAAAACTGGGCTGTTGACTTTGGAGGACTAAAACCTCTTAAGGCATGGCTTGAAGATAGCTTTGATCATAAAGTAGCTGTAGATGCTGCTGATCCAGAGCTAGAAACACTTAAGGCTCTCGAGGAAAAAGGACTAGCTGAATTGAGAATCTTTGATGGTGTGGGTGCAGAGAAGTTTGCAGAGCATGCATTCAACTTTGCTGATCAGCTGGTTCGTGAAATGAGTGATAATAGATGCTTTTGTATCAGTGCTGAATGTAGTGAACATGGCTCTAACTCAGCAATCTATGAGAGAAAATACAATGGTTAAAGCAAGTGAAATTGTTAAAAAGAAATTAGAAGAGACTGGAACTAGGTTCTGGGCTGGTGATAATATCTCTGGTATTCTTACACCTCAGCTTAAAGAAGGTCTTATTGATGAAGCAACAGAAGCGTTTGAAGGAGTATTAGACGCTCTTGTTATTGATAGGATTAACGATCCTAATAGTGAAGGTACTGCAAGACGGCTTGCTAAAATGTATTTTAATGAGATCATGTCCGGTCGATATGATCCTAAACCTAAAGCTACAGCTTTTCCTAACGATTCAGATGATCGTTATTCAGGCATGCTAGTTGTTAGATCTGAACTCAAGTCCATGTGTTCACATCATCATCAGCCTGTAACTGGTGTAGCTTATATTGGTATTTTACCTAGTCAAAAAGTTATTGGACTATCTAAGTATACTCGAATCGCTCAGTGGTGTGCGATGAGAGGAACATTGCAAGAAGAACTTTGTAATGATATTGTAAGAGAGATTAAGAAGTCAACATCTAGTGAAGATGTAGCTGTTTATATTCAAGCTGTTCATGGATGTTGTGAAAATAGAGGCATCAAAGCTCACTCTTCTTTAACTCAAACTACTGTACTTAATGGTCAGTTTAATGATGCAGATGTTAAGAAAGAATTTTTCGATAACATTGCATTACAACAATCTTTCGCAGGAGGAAAAGGATGAGCGAAGTAAGTAATAATCAAGTGTTTGGTGTACCGTCTCAAAATCCTGACTTACGTGACAGTATTCTATCTGTTAGTAAGCAGCATTTTAATGGACTTATCTCTAAGCACGTTATGAATGTAGAAGTGCTTCTACAAA